GCTTCCGTTGTGGTCAACTGGTCTCCAGTTCCGAAAGCGGTTAGCTATAAAGTATATAGGAATACGACTAACTCGTTCGCCGCGACTGGTCTTGAAGTCGATATATCAACTGTTAAGACGGCAACGTATTGGATCGATATAGGCACTGCGACAAGTGGGGCAACTACCCCTCCAACTCCTACCGCAACAGCCGTTGACCAACCAGCCGTGGGGCAAACGTACTATGTTACGTACACGTACGCGAAGACTGCAGCCGATATGGTCCCAACGATTTACTTTGATTATGCGTCGGTAGTGGCAGATTATGGAGCTTTATCTTTAACGAATACATTGACTCTTGGCGCGTACTTGGCATTTGAGCAAGGAGCGACCCAGTTAATATGTGTTCAAGCGGTTAATAATACCTATAGCGACTTCCAAGCCGCAATCGACCAACTTGCTCTTCCGATAGCAGGTATCAATCCGTACTACATAATTCCGTTGACTTCTACTTTGGATCCAGTGATCGCAGAGCAAGTTCGTAGCTATACTCAGCAGCACATAGATACGATGTCTAACCCAGTCAATAAGAAAGAAAGGGTTGCTAGATTTGGTTACGAGACCACAAAGGCTTCAATCGATCTTATAGCTTTGGCCCAAAAGTGGCATGACGAACGTATTAAGGTTATGGCACCTTCGGTCTGGATGAAGACTTTAACGATTGATGGAGTTACTTCAAGTGTCGCTCTCGACGGAAGCTTCTTCGCAGTAATAGATTCAGCGAAAGATTCAATTCTTGCGTCTTATGAGAGTATGATCAATAAGCCCTTCTTGAACATTGATTCAGTACCAGTGCTGTCAGATGGCCTGATGAATCTCATGGCTGCAGCGGGTTTAACCATTGTTGTATTGGATAATGGATCATATGTAGAGAGGGATGACCTTACAACGGATATGACGAACTATAACACGCAGTCACCCAATATAGTGAAGATCAAGGATGCGGTTATCTTAGATGTTAGGGCCTCTGCAAAGCCGTTCATAGGGGTTCCACTGGTTCCAAGTGTCCCAGCTTCTTTAGAGAACGCAATAAATTCAACCTTGACAAAGCAGATACCTCTCAATAGAATTTCGAGATTCGTACCTGCAAAAGCAGTACAGAGCGCTCTTGAGCCTAGGCAGATTAATGCTTCTTTCGGAATACTGCCTACGTACACAACATTGTGGATCTACGTAACCTGGACCATAAACAATGGTCTGTTATCATAATTCTTAAGGAGGATTTATGGCAGAACTAAATACAGAAATTGCGGCGGTACGAGCAGTAACAAACGCCTCCCTTGCTCCCAATATCGTGGTGGTGGTGGGGACTAATGTTGTGGGCTATATTCAGCAACTGGTCGAAGCCCAGAGTAGGCCAGCGAATCCTACCTATGAAGTCGGTAGTATGGGTATCGTAGAGCTGATACCTGGCCAGCCAGCCCCGGTAACTTTGAATATTACTAAGTTGGCGGTATATGGTCAGAATCTTATTCAGGCGTTTATGCAGTATACGAACGCGGACGAAACTGTTGCAACACCAGAGGTTGTATCTTCGGGTGGTGGTCTTGCTTCTGTTTCCTCGTCTTCGGTACGAGCTTGGGCGAATGCATATGTTCAAGGGAAAAGTCTAACGAACATATCGGCTATTCAAGTCTTATCAGACGCTCCAGTGGGTATCGTAATCAAGGTCGAAGAACATGCTCCAGATGGTCTTGGACTTATGACTACGACCTATCACGATTGCTTCTTCACAACCTATGGTAAGACTGTCGCGGCTTCGGGCAATCTCACTATCACGGAAACTGCAACATTGACTTGCCGCTGGGTGGAATATGGAGTATCAGGAACCTCTGCAAAACCGTAATTGAATAAAGGAGAAGAAAATGATTCAGACTAATGTATTTGAAGAGATGATATTTCTAGGGAAAGGGACTAAGGAAAAAGAAGTCTTTGGTAAGAAGTTTGTATTCTCCGTACTTGAAGGTGGGGACTATACGAAAATGTTTCAAGAAATTTCCGGGCAAGACGATACCACTCGGGTTCAGTGCCTTAAAATCAAGACACTGTCCCGAGCGGTTAAGTCTATCGAAGGACACGAGTTCCGATATACTCCAAAAGATGGAACTGATGAGATTACCCTTGACAAGACTATGAAGCAATTTGAAGTTAGTATCAGCCATTGGGCTCAGAACGTTATTGATATGGCTTATACTTTATATGCTCAAACTGAACTCGAAGCATTAGCTGATGTCCTTGGAGTCAAACCTGATGACCTTTCAAAAGTTACTCCAGCAGTTAACAAGTAACAACTTCTCTCGTCTTAAGTGGAAGATGGCTAAAGCTTGGGGGGTTCCAATAGACCATGAATGGGTCAAGAATACTTCGCCCGCCCAATGGCGCTACTACGCTGCCAATCTAGTTAAAGACGATGAAGAACGCAATAACCTTATCAGGAGCATCCTCGTAGAAGCGGGATGGAGACTTCGTCCAGAAGTCGCCATAAAAATTCAGGAAGCCGAGCAGGGAAGTACAGTCAAAGTTAATACTCAGTTTGAGGAACAAATTAAGCAGAAAGCTCCAGAGATGAGGGGTGGGTAATGGGCACGGAAGCAGAAATAGCACTAGCAAAGATACAACAAAGCCTTAACCCCAGCGCCGCCTCCCGCCATGAGAAGGCGTTGGAGGCTCAAGCCACAGCCGATTTCCAGAAGACCGCTGCGGGCCTTCAAGCAACAATCGCGGAGTTTGAGAAGCTCAAGACTGCAGCGACGGCGGGCTCCGCCGAATTCAATAAATGGTCCGCAGCCGTTGAAGCCTCTAAAAAGAGGCTTGAAGACTTTAACAAAGAAGCTGAAAAGTCTAAAAACCTACTTGGGCCTCAAAGCTTTGCCGCTCTTCTAACAGGTAGTCTTTCTGCTCTTGGCAGCGTTTTAGAAAAATCAAGTAACTCATCGATCGCAGCTGCGGGAAGTTCGATGCTATTAGCCGCGGCATACAAGGAAGTAGCGGAAGCAAGTTTTGCCTTAGCCTCTAAAGTTAATGCATGGGAAGTGGTATTCAGGCACTTCGAAGCTGAAGGAATGAAGGCATCTGCAGCGATCCGAGATTTTTCGGCCGCCCAAAATGGCACTTACAGCTCAACAATGGTTGAGCATATGAGTAGGCTAAGGCAGGGCTTCTATTTAACCAGAGAAGAGTCAGAAAAAGTAGTATTAGGGTTGAGGAAGGTTCATCTTGATAGTTCAGACACAGCGGGCTCATTTGGCTTGTTAGAGAAGAGGGTGGCAGCTTTTAGCGCCGCTGGTATCTTTTCTGCTGAGTCTATGGTTACTTATACTAAGGCTCTATCCCAGATGGGTATTCAGAACGATAAGATAGGTGAAGCGTTTTCAATCTTTGTGGATTCCGCAAAAGGGACTAAGATAGCGTCTGACGAATGGGCCAATAGTTTAATGTCCTTGTGGGGAAACCTTAGAGGGGTAGGTGTAACCGTTGAGCAGGTATCAGGAACGATGCATCATTTCGTTGCTGAAATGGGAATGTCCGTTGAGCAGGCTCAACGAATGACTACCGCTCTGTATTCGCTGCCTATGGGGATGAATCAAGGCTATCAGGCTTTCTTTGGCAGTAGAATGGGAATGGGTGGGGCGATGTCGAGCATCCTGGGGATGCAACTCTTAAATCCCAGAGCGGCTTCTGCAGGAATTTCTTCTCTTATGAGTTCTACGATGGGAGTCAGCCCTTTAACCCGAGAGGAAACTAGCCAAGGAATTTCATTCCAAAGAATGGCTGAGCTTGAACGGGCTCAGATGTTTATGATTAATGCTGGAATGTCTAAGGAAACATCTCTCGGAGTTATGGGTTTATCTCCTGGAGCTTGGCAAATAAATCGATCCGGGACAGGGATGGAATTAACTTGGGAAGCAAGGCAGAGGGGTATGGGCCAGCTTGGGGAGAGAGGCGGTGGGACCCTAGGCACCGAGTCGAAATTCGATCCAAACACAGAGAAGCAGATTAGGCTTACTGGGGAGATTATAGCTGGCCAAAAATCACTGTTAGACAAGCTGGATCTCTTGTTTAAGGATGTTACGGATCGGTTGAAGTTTTGGTTAGGGGGATGGACGATATTCGCGACATCCTTATTTACCGTCCTGGGAGTCATTATGGCCGGTATCGCTACCCTTAAGGTCGGCCAGGCGATTCAAACAGTTGCGGCGGGTGGGAGTGGGTTGACAGGTCTTTTAGGGGCCCTCGGGTTGGGAGCTGCAGCGAAAATGTTTGTCGGGGGAGGCGCTGCTACAGAAGCCGCCGTCGGTGTTGGTGCTGCTACAGAAGCCACCGCTGGTGTGGGGGCTGTAGAAACCGTCGGCGCCGTCGGAGCAACGGCGCTGTCATCGTGGGCTCTTCCCGCCTTATTGGTAGTTGCAGCGGGCGCAGCCGGCTACTACTACTATAATAAGTCCCGCAATGACGCGCGAGAGGCGCTCGAGGCGGGAGATACCAATGTCACTATTAACGCTCAGGCCCATAATATAAATGAGATAAAGAGTGTAATTGCGAGTGGAGTAAATCGCGGATTTGCAGGCTACGATCCGGTGATGGGTGGGTTTGGTATAGCCCAACCGGCTGGCCCAAATACAGCTGCTGCTGGCGCGGGGTATCGACCATAAGGAGCTTGTATGACTTCAGGAGCACCAGTAAGATCTCAGATTTGGTTGTCTTTCACAACCATACCATTGTTTCGGGATGATATTGGTTCGTCGAATAACGACCTTCTTTCAAACCTAGCTGTTTTAGCTGTGAATAACCCAATAGTTCAAGAAGGGGCTGCGCTCATGAATCAAGTCCTTGGGCTCTCACCAATCACTACGGACCAGGGTCAAGGGGCTTATAACCCGATGGGCGAATGGACTCCCGACAGTGCGATGGTTCCCCTCATGGCTCTTAACGTTAATCCCCAATCTATTGTAATCACGAAGAATAACTTAAAGAACAAAGTCATGACGAGGGGTGGATTTGTAGTTCAATTTTGGGGTCAAGACCTTGAAACGATTGCGATTAAAACATACTCAGGATATTTTGGCAATAACCCGTTTGTCCTCAGGTGGTTTGAATACTTCAAAGATCAGGTGTACAACAAGAGGTGGTCTTTTACCCAACCGTACAAGTCTTCACCTCTTTTGTATATGATCTATGGAACACAAATTCTCCAAGGATACTTTGAATCTTTTGATTATGCTTTAGCTGCGGAGAGACCCGGCCTCATCACGTACGGTTTTACTTTTGTAGTGACTAGGCCATTCTACGCTCGGTATGTAACAGCGGCATCAGCCGCTTTAGATATCGCAGAAGGGTTTGGAGTTCCCCCTTCAGGAACTACTACATCCGCTGGGCAACTCGTCCAGGAACTTTCTAACTTAGGACATACACCACAAATATGGTAAACAATCTAGTTAACATAGAACAACCTGATATTCGAATTCTCTTTAAGAGATATTTTTCGAAGAGTACGGATTTTAAGTTGAATACCCCACCCGAAACATTGAGAGATATTACCCCAGCTGAAACGGGGGTTCGGGGTCTGTATGAGAGGAGCAATACAGAGTATTACAATAATATAGTGGTGCCAACAAAACTTCAAAACATAGTTCTCAATGCTATCGACACCTTATACTCCCAAAAAAATCAGACCACTGCATCGACGGTGAGAGGTATCTCTGAGGTTCATGGGACCGATTTAGTCTTACAGGCTGCGTTAGATAATATAATACAGTCGGTTAAAGGGAAAATACTAGAGGGGTGGTATTGCATTGAGAAAGGGTCTCCAGCTACTGTTCCCGGTACAGTAAAGATAGAAACCTTGGGCCAGACTTTGGTGGCGTACACGGAACTTAAATGTACGTGGGCTATGATTTCGTCTTTATTCCGAACGCCTAAGGCCACCTTGAGCAAAGACCAGATCGATTCTAAGATTGAAGGTATTGGAGCCGTTTCGGGAAAGACCACGAAAGAGGGCTGCATAACTCATATCCCAGCATTCGATATCCGGACCGAGTATGGATATGGGAAAAATTATTGGCTTGGCCAGCTTGACGACCCTGCCGACCCTGACGACTACGACGTTGCGTATTGGAACCAGAACGTCGCGAACCGCACATTTGTTAGAGCTAGCTTTGATGGGTTTTTTCGCTCCCTACAGAATCTTCTAGTAGCGTGTTCTTACCTCTGCATCCAGGTTGAGCCCCCTGTGGACTATGAGTTAAGCTTTCAAGATATTTTTTCTCTTTTGAACTTCTACCAGGGGGAGAGGATATGGAAAGACGGATCGATTCAATACAATCCTTCCGACTTCCGGGCTTTTAGTTCGTACCTAACCGCATTTGAGGCGAGGTTAAAAGCTAAAATTGCGCCCCTCTTGTATACAAAATCATCAGCTCAACTATCGACTTACTTAGCGGCTCTAGACGAATATGTGTCTAATCTGCCACAGGGAAGTTATCAACCTCTTACTATCGCGAGTCAGACTACGTACTCTCAGGTGTTAGACTCGAAGATAGCTGACCTTTCATCGATTGCGGTTGAGCTAATGAAGGGGTATGCGCCACCGCCCGCTGCATCCACTATAACGGTTGCCCCCATAACCCCACCGAAGAAGTCGGAGGCCCTCAAGTGGACACAGAAAGTGATGAAAACGGTCTATACTGGGATCTTTAGCAATTGGGGGAAGGCTTACTCTGCGCTGTCTCCGGCCATGAAGACGAAGTTCTGGAACGTAGTGGGAAGTTTCGTTTGGGGAGGAACGTTGTATCCAACCCTCGAGGAACAGATAGCAGCGCCAAACCCTAACTCGGTGCTTCAGTCATATCAAGGCCTAGGGTTAAGTGGGACGGAGATGAAGTCCTTTGTTTTTGACCACTCCCGAATTAGTGATAAAGGGTTCTCCTATTTCATGCCGAATGACTTATTCTTTGGTCACTACGAGCTCGGAACGCTAGAAGTGGCGAAGGGCTTGAAATCGGTCCAATCAACTATCAGTCGCATCCAATCAGGGTCAGCAAGTGCTAAGTTTGTAGTTCCGATCATAGATAATAACATTGAAGGGGATATCCTGCAATGGTATCCGGCGCCGGGTTCGTCTGGAGGTGGCATCCCAACCTGGGCCCTGGCGGGCAACGCGCCCGGTCAGTTGATGAAGCAAGGTCTACTAGATATTCTTGTGACAAGAAGAGAAGCCTTATTTCAACCAATGGATAAGATTCAGATTTGGATGAAAGTGAGCCCCTTCCATTGGTCGAGGTCCCAATACTCCGATTGGAGGAAAGCTGAGAGAGATAAATACGAGAGTTATAACTTATTGCAAGCGTATAAGCCCGTCTTTACGGGCCTCTTAACCGAGGTCACCGTTGACTATGGCCAAGGGGCTATAGAGGTGGGGGTTCGGGCAGAAGATACCACCAAATGGTTAAAGGTCACTCGGGTCAATGTTTCTCCTTCTCTTACATATAACCCAGAGAAGTCGGACGTGACCACTTGGTCCAGTGTTTTTCATGGTATGACCGGGGCCCAAATTATCAAGACATTGCTTTTAGGTAATCTCAACTCTACTAGTTCTACAGTAAAGATCTTCGGCATTGACGATATGGTCCTTGCCGATAAGTCAGAGTACGCAAATGGGACCAATAGGTTCGTGGTCGGGGACAGAATTCGATATGAGACGGATTTTGATAAAACTCTTGTATACATCCAAGAAAATCAATTGGCGGATTGGACCCCATACCCCGCTATATTCCAAAACATACCGTTGTGGCAGACTCAATACCAGACTCGATACAACATTATCAACGATATCGTCGCCACTACCGAGTTTGAGTTTTATGCCGACGGAGCGGGGGTGCTCACGTATAAGCCACCGTATTATACGATGAATCCGGATCTGGAGAAACCGATTGGATATATCCAACAGGATGGGAAGGTTACCTCAACTATCCCTAACGAACTGCCTACTGGAAGTGAACTTTTTGGGTATCCAGTTGGAGATCAGGTGATAGAGAACGCAGAGATTATTAGTGAATCATCAGCCTTTTCGGACAGCTCCTTGGTGACGATTATGACTGTTACTGGGACTGCTAATTTTAATCTGGAACAGGTTGCTCAAACATCCGCTACCTGGGTTTGGAACCCGAAACTTCTAGCTCGATATGGGTCCAAAGTTCTATCGAAGGCCATACCTTTGTTTGATGCCACCCAGACCGCTCAGGCACAGGTTCCAGCGATTAATGGGCAAGTTTCTCCAATCTTATCTGATACGGAAAGAGCCCGAAAATATATGGGATATGCTTTGATGAATCGGCGCAATATGGAAGCGAAGACCTGTTCGGTGACTATAGTGGGTAGGCCTGAAATCTCTCTGGGGAAAACTATTTGTTTAATTGATAGCTATAACGATTTATCTCAACAACTGGGAGATATACAGAACCCCTCTATCCCAATTCAATCGGTTTTAAAGAATATTCAAGTGTGGTATGTTACTTCGATTTCGCATTCATATTCGGCGGGGGGCATATGTTCAACCACACTGGTGCTAACCCATGGAAGGTATTGGTGGCCAATTACTCCGGACATGTCGGTGGGATTTAATATGCCGTATGAAGCAGACTTTACTAAAAAGATCTTTGATTCTGTTAAGGCTGTTTCATCGGGCGATCGATCGAAGCAGTCTGCTGAAGGGTCGGGAGAAGTATGGAGCGAAAGTTTTTCTCCCACTCTAAGCCAAGCCATGGGCAAAGTGATAGCTTCGAACAAGGCTTCATACTCGAAGGCCCAGATGTATCAGGACCTTTGTATGACCGCTCGGGAAAAAATCATTCCAGTTAACCCAGACGTATATGTGGTCTGGACGGGCAGAGGCTGGATGGGAGATCCGCTTTTAGGGGCCGGCACGCCTCCACAGAGTGGAACCTCGGAGTATCTTCTTGAATTCCAACAAGCCCGTACTGCTTGGCAGGCTCTCAGAAGCGGGTTTGGTCGTGCTTTGGTAAATGAGACTTGGGAACCAATGAGAACAATAGTTGAGGAACTATCGGCTAAGGCCGGGGGAGTATGGAGGCAATGACCGATATTTTTAAAGACTTAGAATCATTAACCTTGGCTCGACTTGATAGTTATAACTCAACCACTGGTATGGCTCTTTTAACTTCCCTAGATGGAGCAGGAGCTCCTCTCGGCTTAGCGGATATGTGCCAGCCGATGCTTGGAGTTGACCCTATCCTACAACAAGCATACGGAATTGTTTGGACCCCGACACCAGGGACTGTCGTTATTGTTGGTAAAAGAGATATGGGCAAGTTAGTCGTTCTTGGCCCAATGCCAATAGCTTTTTCTCAATATGGATTATTCGGGTTAAATCCTGCGAGTATAAATGGTGGAGAGTTTATAATTCGAACCCCTCAGAAGATGAGAATCTCATTCACCGCGGATGGAATGACTATTGTAACCGATGATACTTCTTCTCCTGGTAATACTATGACGGTGCGCATCGGTCAAGATAACAATATATCTATCGTAAACGCGGGGGATGTCTCAGTTCTCGACTTCGCCAATATCAATATCTCCGGGGGCGGTGGAGGAAGGATCTGGGTTGACTCGGTAGACAATGTTACCTTATCGAATATCGGCCAAGTCGGATTGAGCGAAGTAAAAGCGATCCAGATTGATAACTCGCAAAAAGATGGGGCTATCAATATTAACGTAACGGGAGAGAACAGCGAAGTAAACGTTAAATGCGATACTATTCGACTTGGAAGTGACCAAGTTGCTGACGTGAAGAAATTTCTTAGGGAGGAAGCGATTGAGGTGTTTAACGAGCACGGCCACATTGGCAACATGGGAGCACCAACGACTACCCCAATCAACCCATCGACTTTAATGCCTATGTTAATGACCGCCAGCTCAGATCCTGGCCCCACAGAAACGACTGTGACAACCCAAAAGGTTCAAGGAGCATAATATGGCGATGATAGCAGGTAGTTCTCAAGACAATACAGGCATGGCGGGGGCGATTAAAACAGCGGTAGTTACGGCTTTTGGGTCAGACAAGATCCAATTAGAGTCCGCTCAATTTCAACTCTATGATGCCATTGCTAAAGCGATAGTGGAATATATCCAGAGCAATGCGGGGGTGGTTAGCACCGTGAATAACAGTTCGGTAACTATATACCCGGTTCCAACTCCGGGCTCGGCATCAGGGATGGTGGGCTAATGTCAACCGACTTTAAACTCGTAAATAAGGACTTGAGTCTCGGAGCAGACCACCAGTTGCAGTTAGTGTCTAATACGGAGAAATTGGCTCAAGATATTGGCAAGGTTCTTAATACTAATCTCGGCGAGAATACCTACAATGTTCAATACGGGTGTAACCTTAGAAGGATGATCGGAGTATCTTTGCCTGACCCGTTATTGAGTCCAATGGTGGCAGCTATCGTGACTGAAGCGGTTATGTACCTTCAAAGTCTGCAACAAGGGCAAAAGGCGTATCAACCAGTGCCGGATAATGAATACATCGCACGAATGCAAAACTTAGTATTAACCAAGTTCGCCCCGGGAAGGTTGGGGGTATCATTTGATGTGGTAACCACATCGGGAGCAGCTGTAACTGGAACGGTCCTATAGGAGGATTTTATGGCTCGGAGTCAACAAGATATCGTAAATTCAATGACGAACTCTCTTCGTCAAAAGAACACTAGTGTCGATACTAAAACGGGAGAGGTAGTTACCGATATCGTTCTATCGATACCAGCAGAGCAGATTTCAAATCTATACACGGGCCTGGATTCTATTTCCGCTGCTCAATCAGTCTTAACCGCGTCCGGGTCAACGTTAGATAATCTCGGAGCGAATTTGGGAGTCCCACGAGAGCCCGGGACCATAGCTATAGGCACGGCAACTTTTTGGACTACGAGTAGACCATCGAGTGATATTACTATAGCTGCGGGGTCGACAGTATCGACTAGTCAAACCGCCACCAGTGGAGCAACAACCTTTCAAGTAGTTATCACCACGATTATGTCTGTCGCGATAGCTGATACGTATTATGACCCAACCACAAAGACTTACAGGATCAATGTTCCTATCCAATGTGTGGCTCAAGGATCTGTTGGCAATGTTGGTTCGGGAACGATAACTCAGATAAACACGGCGATTCCAGGCATCACGAATGTGACTAACCTGTTGGCACTCACTGGGGGAAATGATATCGAGTCAGATGCGAGTTATTCAGCGAGAATACCGATAGCGTATAGTGGCAACGACTTGGGAACAAAGAGTGGATACCAAAAGATCGTTTTGCAACAAGAAGGGGTTGGTGATGCTCTAGTTATCGTATCCGGAGACCCATTGATGGTTCGGGATTTGGGACTAGGAGGAATGGTAGATATTTACGTCCTAGAGACGGTTCAACCAACACAGACTACAGAAACTTACACTTACCATGTGGCCCTTGGAGGAGTGACCTTGCTAGGTCAGCCTGTGACAAATCGACTCACCCAGCCTATTGCGAGCGTATATAACTCCACTTCGAGCACTTATCTGGTCTATGGGACGGATTATACTTTAGTTCGGGACGCAACATATAACGAAGGGTCCGCAATCTCAGCGGATAAGTTAGTTTTCACGAGTGGGGTAAGCGATGGCCAATCTCTTCAGGTTATGTATTCTTACGACGCGATCATACCGGAGCTTCAGAGTGTCCTCGAAGAGGACGTTTACAACATACCGACATCTAATGTATTAGCGTTTCGATCCACTCGAGTGGGTATTAATCTTACTACCTCAATTCGTCTTACAGTTTCTGGCCCTACAGCCTACATATTTGATGATGGGGCTGGTGGTGGGGTCAAGAATGCTGTGATAACAACTCTCACCAATTATATCGATTCGTTAACACTCGGTCAGGACATCGACTATTCGGATCTAGTTCAACTGATTCACAATATAGACGGGGTGGACGATGTAAAGATACCGTTCGATACTCTTACAAGGGACGACATATTATCCGCTCCTAGCTCGATAGTAATCGGGGAGAATGAATTTGCCCGTGCTGGAAATATTGTTATTAACCAATGGATTTAACGGAGACGATCAATGAATAAATACAGTTTTATCGTATCGGGCTATCCGGAGTCGGATAACACATATTACCAAAACATGGTAGCAAAACTCCCTGGGAAAGCTATTTATCGCACTAGTGAGGGAGTTCTTCCGGCGATTACTTCGGATGGTTTTATTCAGATCACGGGTCTAACCGATGCTGGAGCTGCGGTCAAACTCTACAACAACAGTGTGTGGGTTAAAGATGTCACAGCTGATGCGGGTGGGTCGTTTGTGACTACCGTCCCTTTAGTGTATAACTACGTGGCTGTAGACGGTCAGTACGATGTCAATGTTATAACCGGTACGAGTAATAACTCGGGATCTATAACGAATCTAGTGCCATTGACCTTGCAGATGGCTAACACCCATCTCATCCTAAATACTTATGGAGAAGAGATTGGTTATGCAAATGAACTGGAAACAATGGTTAAGAATGATAACGCGCTATATCTTAATAGAAGCGATACCATCGTTCGATCAGGAGAGGTCTCAGACAAGTTTACTTATCCCTCGAATCGGTATCTCCAAGACGATCCAGAGATATTAAGCACCCCATATCAGCTGTTTCGGGTGTATGATTATCCAGTGATAAAGTTTTCCGGGTTCTATATCGATGGGGTTGATCAAACCGAATATTTCTCGACTTCCCCAATACTGTATAGAGAGATCATGACTCCCGATGTGGATTTTCGCATATACGATTGTCGATTCAAGACTTGGATCGCGGCCCCAGCAGCTATAGTGTATCGGAATGGCGTCGTAGTTTCTGATTCGAATTATACGATAGATTATTCTACGGGGCATATCCTCTTTACTCCAGCCTACGTTGCGGCAACGCCCTTGGAGCCAAATGACGTGGTTACAGGCACATTTGCTATTGATGGTGAAGCCGAAGGTGTCTTTCAATATATGGAGGTAGAAGACCACTACTCGATAGCAGAATATCTTAAGAGAAACTCTAACGGCTCTGTCTATCTGTCTAAACAAGCAGGATGGTTAGAAGAGTATCCCGTCATCGTTATTCGGACTGAGAATAATGGGACGGCTCATACTTTAACTCAAGGGGTTGACTATACGGTAAATTATCCGATAGGGTCTATTTATCTGACTACCCCACCAGCTTCTACAGATTCCATTACAGCTGGGTTTTATTGTAGAACTAAGCCAATCGGCGCCGTTACGGTGGATTACACAGCAAATACTATATCAGAGATCTCCCAAATAGTTGATCCTTCTTGGGATGTTAAGTATCAAGAAGGATACGTCAGCAAAGATTCAGCGGTTAGACCCACTAAATATTCGTTCGGTAAAGCCTCTTGGGTTCCAGATTACTCCCCCACAGTTTATCGCCAGCTTACTCGATCGGGAACGATGGCTGCGGGAGTAATAACGGATTCGATCGCCTCCCCGGGCTGGGCCTCTAATGTTTGGGAAGGATCGGCCATCAAGATCTATGACGCGAGCGATAGCACCCACGGGACTGTTACCACAAGTGTAGTGGTTCTCAATACGGGAAATACATTGACAGTATCACCGGCTCCAACATACTCCACCGTAATTTATTGTTTAGACGAGTTAAGCCCTCCGGAACTAGTGGGGTCAGACCACTATGTGGTTGATTACTTAAATGGATGGATTACCTTTAATTTGCCTCAAGACCCTCTTGATATGGTGACTGTATCGTATGGGTATTATCCAATAGTATACCTCCAAGGTCAAGACTATTTCCTATATGACGATCAGATCTACTGGACGTACATTTGGGGCCCTTCGAACTTTATAGGCCGGTATGGCGAGATTATCTATGATGCTTCGTTGTATGCGGGGCCCGCAGAGGCCCCAACTACCGACCATAGTTATCTTGTTTCATATAAAATAACTGGGGGTAGAACAAAACAAACCTTGTATGATAACTTTGGCATACTAGTTCAGGTCAGTCCGGAGCCACTACAGTCGGTTGAAGACTATCGAAAAATGCTTGATACGATGAGTCTAGTCTATAGGCACGGAGCTACGGTATACTCTCTAAAGCAAGCGGTTGAGACGGTATCGGGCTACGAACCTACTATTTTAACTGTCGAATTTGACAATTGGAAACTTGCGGCAGAGGTGAGTGGCGAAGGGACTTTAGCATCAGGGTCTCCTTCGGACGTTATTACAGATACAACGGGGTATACGTGGACTACGAATCAATGGTTGGGGTCAACAATCCTAGTATTTGATAGCTCCGATTGGACGCACTTTGTAGGGTCTCCCACCGCGATTACAATAACATCAAGCGGAGCGAATACTATAACCTATCCCCATAACGCTTTGCCCGGAAGCCCAACAAAGGTAAGTTATGTTCTTACTCCATACCTGAATAAGCCCTCCCATACGGCTTCATGGGGCTCGTGGATCTGGGGACAAGTTCCACCGCCTCCAGCTGATCCAAACTTGCTTCCGCCTGTCGATTTGAATCCGGGGATTAGCCCTTATATAGATAGCAATAGGGAAACGAGGATCTGGTCTGATGTAACGTTAAAGTTCGGATTCTTGATCATTGTTACGAGTGCGGCGCCGTTATCTCAATCAGAGAGGACTACTCTTGAAGGGCTAGTGGAAAGAATTAAACCGGCCTGGACTGAAGTTTATTTTGAGTACCAAACCTTATAAGGAGGGTTTATGCAAAGAACTAATTATTTTAATGGGGAGCTTGTTTCTCTCGAAGACCTTGATGCCTCTCAAACCGGGATGATTAAGGGAGTCAAAGATACGAGAGCACAAGTTATCGGTGGAGGCATAGTTTCAGGCCTTACCTTGACTGGGGGAACTACGACGATCGATGTCGCAACCGGAACAGCATTTGACTACGGTGGCGAGTTTATCAGGATCAGTGATTCTCTTACTTATAACGGAGCCAATATACCGACAGGCAGATTAGCAATACCTGTTTCGGTGGGCACGTTCTATGTGTGCATCAACTACGCGGAGTATACGAATAGGCCGAAACTGGACCCTTCAAGCGTAGCTCATTCTTCACGGACTCTTGAATCGTATCAAATCACCCTCCAATCAAGCCCGGTCCCACCCACAAACGGTTTGATACTGGGGAAAGTAGTAGCATCCGGATCGACAACGACGGTAACTCAATATACCGATTCGGCCATTCAAGCGTTGGGCTATTCAAATATATTGGCTTTGAATACCGAGGTCCAAACAGCCCGGGGGTCTTTGTCCTCTCTAGGTTCTCGCTTAGATGTTTCTACCAACGCGGATGGAACCTTAAAATCTTCTATTGCGGGGGATGGTTTGGGCCTCACCAGCAACATTCTGAAAGTTAATACGGATGGGGTTACGATTGAAATAAACAGCGACGACCTGAGGGTAAAGGATTTAGGTATCAGCGCGAGCAAAATAGCGTCAGGGACAATCACTGATACCCAGATAAGCTCGTCGGCGGGTATTGCTATCAGCAAAGTAAACACAGATCCACTGCTTGAGGTGGGTGATACAAAGTGGAGAATGTGTGCTACCGTAGTTGCGGGTGCAAGATGGTTACTGATGGACGGAAAGACCATTGGTGATGCTTCCAGTGGTGCAACGGCATTGGCGA